AAACGGTATTTAATCTATCTGCCGCATACTTTCTGGATGCAGATTTATCTATTTCGCCAGGTTTATATGATTTTATTCTTTTCTGTGCCTGATACATAATTTCTTTTCTTCTCTCAGGTGAAAGTTTTTTCAAATTTATTGGTGGAAGTTTCTTTCTAACTCTTGATTTACCCAAGGCTTTAATAATAGGTCCTACCGTTTTTGCGACCCTAATAATATTTTCTTCAATATACTCATCGTTTAAATTATAATCAATACCCTCTTTATTAGTTTTATTGCCCCAGTTCTTAGCGCCAACTTTACGGCACTTGACTAATGCACCAGATGCATATGCACTTGGCCAAACAGAATAACGTGACTTGACCTTATGATAGCAAGCATCTTTCTTGCCCTCATCAACCAGTTCAACTTCTTCTTTTTTGGTTCCCTTATCTTTTAATTTGGCATCAATATCTTTTAAAGTTCTAAGTTTACCATCTTTCATTTTAATTCTATCAGTTGCTCTGATTACATCACCATCATCAGCGTATCCCTCTGTCTGAGGAACCCTTCTATCTCCACCAATGGGAGCAGTTTTTCTCTGCTTATCAATCGCTTTGTCTACCTTTGGTTTTAAGAATTTTTTAGCAAGATATGGTGCAGCAGCGAGTGCAGCAGCACCAGCAGCAAGACCAAGACCCATGCCTTCGTCTAGTTGAAGTTCATTTCTCCAGTTTGAATAGTTATCGGTCACCATTTTTGCTTTTCCTTTTCTATTGGGATTTGGATCTTCTCTACGCTTTTTCTTTGCTCTTCTTTCTCTTTCGTCTTTGCTCATGTTGGCTCGATCATCAGCATCACGGCAGAATGGTTTTGTTTTTTGACCAGGTTGTTTCGCACAGGGTTTACCATCATATTTACCACCTGCTTGAACCCAACCACCTTTGAACCAGTCGTGGAGTGAGTAACCTTTGTCTTTAGCAGACTTACCATCACGCTTCCCTTCTTCCATATATCCAGCGGCAGCGTCGGTATTGTGCTCCGTATCTGTAATTTTTGCTTGGATCCAAGCAGGAAGATTGTCTTTATCAGTCTTCTTTTTTAAGACTTTTCTCAGTTTGGTGATATTTTCTGCAGACTTTTTAAGTTGCGACTTCGCCATTGAGACCTCATGATCTCCTTCTTTTCCTTCAGTCACTTTCTTTTTTCCCTGACAGTGTGCTCGCTGAGAGAATCCTTTTGGATTATCACAATCGATGGACTTTTTATACTTTGCGCTCCACGCTTCCGATACTCCTCCGCCATCAGAGCCCCCATCAGACCCCCCATTCCCATTTCCATTGCCATTTGAACCATTTCCATTCTTTTTCTTACCCTCAGTTTCATCCGAAGATTTCTCTTCTTCTCTTTCTTTGCGGAGCCAACCACCCATACCAACAACATATCCCATAGGGATTTTCTTACACTTTTTAGAAGCGTAACAATAGTAATATCCTTTTTTACAGGATTTTTTCGCCATTACTTGGTAGTATCTTCTGTATTATTTAGAAAACCTTGTTTCAGCAGTTTAGATAACTCACTTGTTGAACCAACAAACAAAGCATTGTTTGTAACATTATTTGGACCTTTTTTAGTATTATCCTCTTCCAAATCTTTTAATTTTTTCTGCAAATCTGCTAACTTATCAGTAGTATCTGCAACTGATTTAATTAACTGACCAGCAACTTCATATGCTCTAGGACTTGCACTTTCTCCTGCAAGTTCCATGATACCATTTATTGCTTCTTGACCTTTCTCAATTAATGAATATAAGTTTGCTCTTGTATATTCATAATCTTTTTTAATATCATCTTTTTCCACCTTAGGTGGAACAGGCTTCATTGGTTTAGATTCAACAATGCTACTTTCAATATCAAGTGCGTTGTCAATGGATTCATAATTATCACTCATAATTATCAGATGTCAATTTGTCTTGTAGAAGAGTAATTTTTAGAATCGGCAAAGAACTCCCATTCTTCATCGAAACCAAAGTTATCTCCAGGTTGGAGGAGTTTGTGATCCGCTTCATTAATAACACCATCATTATTTTTGTCCTCTTTGGCAGTTGGTGTAACTGTATATCTCATCTCACGTTTAGCGGTCTTAGTATCTGTACTTGTGTACATATCAACTTGAACCTTACGGATGAGACCATCACTACTATCAGCAATAGGACCGAACAGATAAGTTTTTGCTGTGAATTGTAGCGTGTATATTAGGGATCTTCTTGTATCAAAATTTCCTTCATAATCATCTTGAAATCCTATGGACTCAAGAATAATTGGAATATCTCTCTTTTCTCCGATTGAATCTACCAAATCCACAGTCAAGTTAAAATGTGGTTGAAAATATGGTAAAATTTGCTCTATAATTTGTAATGCATCATCATTTAATTTTGAAAGAATATTAAGCTCAAATCCAATATTGTACGGTACAGGCATGAATACTTTTTTAACTTTGCCACCATCATCACAAGCTTTAAATGTTTGAATTAAACTAGACTTTCTAGTAGAATCGTACTGTATTGATGTCATCTCAAATGACATTCTAGGCATTGTAATCTGAACTGCCTTATTCAGATCTGCTTGTTGTGATATTCTTGCTAAAAACTTTTGGCTAGGTCCATATGCAAGAGGAACTTTCATATCACTAGCATCAACACCAGAACCATCTGTATGTCTGATGTGAATATCATTAAATAATGTACCAAACGATATAATCGTTTTTCTAATTATTTCGTGGTAATAATATGTACCTAACATTAATATGTACCAAATGGATTGGATTCTGTGAAGTCTAAGATATCGTCTGCTGCAGATTCAAACTCATCGTTCTCGGTATATTTATCATAAGTATCATCCTCCGTATAAATCCTGATTGGATATGATGCACCAGACTCCTGACCAACTAAGTTTTCTCCAGGATAGAATGTAGGTCTAGTAATACCTATACCAACATTTGCAACTTTTAGAGTAAAAGTGTCTTGATCCCACTCTTTAACTCTTGCTTCTAATTTAGATCTAGAACCGATAACAATTTCGTTAAACAAGTATGTTCCAATTCCAACACCAGATAATACTTCTGGATCTGCGATAGTAACTTCTGGAGAAGAACTATACCCTCTTCCTGGATCTTGAACGTAAATAGATTTAACTACACTATTAGATCCTTCAGTACCAATAGATGCAATACCAACTGCTGTATGGGCAATACCACTTGATGGTGGACCTGCAACAGTAACAATTGGTGCAGTTCCATAACCAATACCACCATCAGTAATAGTAAATCTAATTACACCTTGACCACTAGTTATGATAGAAGCAGTCGCAGCTGCTCCAACACCGCCACCACCAGTTATTGAAATTGTTGGTGGAGTTGTATATCCGGCACCAGCATTTGTAATATAAATTTTATCAACAGAAGTAACACCACCACTAGTTTTCAATAAACTTTGTGCAGTGGCTATATCACCGACTTGACCTGTTGGTGATGGACTAAGTGTGATAATAGGAGGAGAAGTATATCCACTTCCACCATCATTGAGGAATATTTCTTTTACATATCCACTTGGTTCAGATCCAAGAATACTTGCTACAGCAGTAGCAGTTCTGCCAACACCAACTAATTGCAAAGTTGTGATATATCCTTCATCTTGAACTTGAGTGTCAATACCTTGAATACTTGTATCAATAATTTCATCTTCATATTCAAATAGTTCACACTTTAGTTGATAAACATAATTTTTTCCTAACTGAAAGAAAGGATCTTCATGTTCAACAAATTTTACTTCAAATAATCTTTGACCTAAGGGAAAATATACTAAATCTCCTTCTCTAGGACGAGTTGGAGTGGGCATGATAGAAGTGTTTGTACCATCATCCTGACCTGCCATAAATGGTGCAATAAAATCTTCAAATCTTTCCTTAGAAACTGTAAGAATTAATTCATCCCTAACACTTACACCAAATTTTGTTAGAATATCTCCTGCTCCACCATATCCCTCAAAGGTATTAACATATGCTTCAATAGAAAAATTATCATCAAATTTTGATGTTTGAACCTCTTCAATAATTGTCTTTATGTTTACATATTTTCTTGGAATATAAGTTACCTCAACACCGTGAAACGACAGGTGCTCATTTATTAGATCTTGGACTAATCTTTGTTCAGATGCAGTCCCTTGTAAGAAAAACGGATTAAGTGCCATTATCCAATAAAGTCGAGGGGTGGAAGTTCATATTCCATAGACATTCTTGATTTTATTTCTGCAAGTTCTTGTTCTGCTTGTTGCAGAATTTCTCCACCATTAAGCTCAATACCACCAGGAAGTTTAACACCTCTAAACTTACTGAGGTTTCTACCCCACTGGCGTTTGATCAAAGCAGTTAAGTATCTTTTTAAGAAACTATCATTATAAATCTGTGTAAATGATGCTGGGTCTAATGCTCTATAACATTCGATTACAATAAACTCTCCTGCAGGTTGAGAACCCCAATCAATATCAAGATATAATCTATCTTGTCTTTTATTAAATCTAACTTGTTTATCTGGAGTGAGAAGAAAATCAATGTCCTCAAGATATGACTTAACCATTGCATATTGCAACAATTCGACCGAGTTGAAATAATATAAATCGTTTAAAAATAATTGATACTTAATGCTAAACATTCCACCAGAAATGGAACTAGTATCAAATTTAAAAATCTTTTCAATACCAATTACTGAATCGGGAACTTGAATATAGTTCTCAGTTTCATAAAAATTATATGATCTACTAGAAGTATCGGTAGCGGTGGTGGTAACAATTCCCACACCACTTGTACCCTTACCTTTACCCCTATTTACATCATCTTCTGTAATTTTATACTTAAGATACATTTTTTCAACTCCGTCAAAATGACGTTCATTGAAATATTGAATGGCATCATCAACCAAATCATCAATTTGGTCATCATCCACATTGATTTCCAATACTGGAGCACCAAGTTGACGTAAGCAATAGTCGATTAGTCCTTGCCTAGTTGATGGTTTTGCCATATTACTTTGTCTCTAATTGTGCCTTAAGATTGGCGTTTTCTTCAAGCAGTGCCTCTATTTGCTCTTTAAAATCTTGAGACAAAGTGCTTAACTTTGCCTCAAGTAGAACGTTTTGATTTGTTAATGTTGCTAATTTAGAATTATAAAGTTTAATGAGGACATTTACATCCACTTCATTTTGTTGTTCCATTTATCAGAAAGTTCCTCCATCAAGAGTTGAAGTCCAATGTGGTTTATTAGTATATATGTCAGTGATTGTATTGGGAGAAGACGCCAGATTTGTGATAAATCCGTTCTGACCTTCTCTTCTTAAGTTATTTCCTGTAGTAAATGTACCTTCAATACCAATCAAACTAACTTGAGTTGATCCAGTTACACCCTGCTCAACTACACCATAAGCACCAGAAGTATCTTGTCTGATAATATCACCAGCAGAGGCGGTAATTGCTACACTCAAATCAAAGGTCTTTTTAGTTACAGCAGTCAGAACTTGCTTGGAAGCACTGATTGGTGCAGCAACAGCATTTGTTGATCTTTGAAGACCGGTGCTGTCAAAATATACAACACCACCAGTTGCATAATCACCAGACTGATAGTAAATACCTTTGATATCGAGGAAACCTTTAGTTCCTGCTACAACACTATTGGCAATAGTAGCATCGGGAATATATACCCACCTTCTGCTATCGTCAGCGTGAGTTCCGTGGTTGTCTACTCCAGCAGTACTTGTGGCAATGGAGTCATCCTCCATACCAAAGAATCCAGTTTCATTATCAGCAACACCACTTCCACTGTTATATGCGAAAGAAATACCCCTATCAGTATTGCTATCGTAACCGTGGGTGATTGTTACTTGTTCTGTAGTAGAAATACCAGCAGTGGTGTTAGCACTAATGGTGATTACCTTTGTTCCAGTATTGTAACTTGAAACGGTTGTATTGTTTGGAATACTTCCGTGAGCAACAACGTCACCAGTATTAATTCCAACAACAGAATCAAGTGTAATTGTATTAGCACCACTAGTAACGGTTGCCATAACCGTTCTTGTGCTGGTTACGTCACCAATGTGTAAAATCGGGTCATTTAAAGTTTTTGAAGTTGAGTTGATAGTAGTAGTTGTACCATCAACTTGCAGACTACCCTTGATAATAACAGTACCTTCATTGCTCAATCCATCGGGATATGGATCAATGTAGATAGTATCATTACTACCTGGGATGCTAGAGATAATATTATCTTCGATTCTGATTAGATCTAATGTTGAAATACCAGCAACGCTAATATTTCCACCAACATTCAGATTTTTTTCAATACCAACACCACCTTCAACAATCAGAGCACCCTCATTAATGGTGTTGGATTGTGTAGTTACATTGATACGGAAGTCAGCACCAGTATAAGTAAACTGATCTACTCCGTTTTCATCATATTCAAATTTTGCATTCTTATCATCACCAAAGGTGAGGAATGTATCGTCTGGAATCTGGATTTCACCAGTTCCATTTGGATCGAGTACAATATCTCCGTCAGTATCTGTTGAAGAAATTGTATTGGTGTCGATTCTTAAGTTATCGACGTTCCATTGGTCTACTTTAAGTGAATTTGCACCACCAAGACCACTATTTGGTAGTGGTTCCATGACAGCGACAACACCACCGTCTTGGTTTCTTGTATTTTGTACACCTGCAACAGCACCTGGATCGTGCTCCATCATTGAGGTGTAGTAATAACCACCAACTGGGTTGGCGTTAGTACCGTCATCTCCAAGGAAAATTCTGTCCTTGTACTGGTTGGTTCCTCCGAAACTACCAATACCAGTTACGTATCCAAATTCACCCCATTGTAAACTGGCTGGTTTGCTAGTACCTGAGGATCTTTTAATCCTAATAATACTTGCCATGTCAGAAATTTCCTCCGTTGATGTCTAAATTCTGCGTTGCACCTGGCGTCAGGGTAAGTGTTGCTTCCCATTTTTTGATGCTGCTGTTGTAAACAAGCACCATACCATTCTGCAAGTTAGAAGCACTAACATCACTGAGTTCTGCCAAAGAGAGACCCTGGGCACCCGCAAGAGAAGATATTACTTTTACTGCCGGTTGTTGACCTACTCTGACTTTAATTTCAGCCATTTATTAATATACAGATCAGGATGTAGAAATATTTATATTCCTTCAAGTCCCAATCCAGAAACCACTTCTTGTTGCTTCAAATAAAGTTTTGCATAAGACTTTGCAATATCTTTTAATAAAGCAACAGAGTCGCATCCATCAATTTCATTTGCCAATTTTTGATAAGCAAACTGCTTAGAAAGTGCTTCAAGTTTTATGTCATCTGGGTCCATTAGTAATCTCCTTGAGTAAAGATTTGATTTCTTCAATATCCTTCTTAAGTGTATCAAGTTCTTCCCGTTCTGTCTGCCTCCGTTGTTTCATTTTCATATATTCAACATAACCAGCACTATCAGTATTAATAATAGCATTGGTATTATTATCTCTATAAAGGTTTGCTTCACCTTTAACACGAGTTAAATCTTCTTGTTCCATATTATGCAAGTGCGATAGCTCTAAAGTCTCTTAATTTAACAGGAGTAGATTCATTAGTTGTTGACATAACAACTTTAATTGCAAAAGCAGTAAACTGCTCTAAGTCACCAACAGAGAATTGATATTCGGAAAATCCTTTATCATCATTTGCAGCAACTTTAGCATCTGCTCTTCCACTATTCTTATCCGGATCAATTACCCTATCACCAAATCCATCTCCATCATCATCAATTAAGTTATCATATCCTGGAAATGGAACGAAGTTTGGTTCAACACCACTAGAATCTGCTTTGAAAAGAGCGTAGAAAACTCTAAAATCTGCAGATTCTGGTCTATGTGCAGCAATGTAAACTTTCAGACTGGTTGCTGGATTTGCAAGTGAAATTGCTTTAGTTACAAATACTGCTCCATGAGGATCATTATTTGTATTACTTCTAGAGTCACTAACATAATCATCAATCGGTTTATTGACTTTGTTTCTACCAATAACAAATCCTGCGTTCTGCAAGTCCAATACTGGAGACAGATTTTCATCTGCTGATTCCATATCAATTCTTAAAGTTAAAGATCTCTTGCGTGGAATACCTTGTATTCTTGCAAGTTCATTAACTCTAGATGCAATCAATCTTGGTGTAGGGAACTTTGTTCTCTTATTCAAAACAACAGGTTCAAATCCTTGATCGAGGAATGAAACTTCATTTCCTCCTGCACTAGTTCCAGAAATTGTTCTAATATTGCATTCCACTTTAGTGCCTTTACCTGGAGTAATGACATTAAATTCGGGTTTGATCATAGTATATTGGTAATTTTGAGAAATACCAACATCTTTTCCACCAAATCCTTTTTTGGATGCAAAGTTTAACATTGAATTGCCAGTATCTCTGGCAGTTGGGAATTGTGTGGATCTATCAAATTCCAGATAATAGTAATCAAGATTTGAATTATCATCAGAATGATAAGTTGATGGAATATCATGAGTGGTATTAATTCTCATGAGAGAAACACCATTTACTTCATAAGACTGGATGGAAGTATTTTTGGAATGAGTGGTTTTAGTGGATCCGTTTAAACCTCTATCTGAAATTGTAAGAGTTCCTGCATTTCCAGTACCAGCAGTTACTGCACTATATGCAACAACTTCTTCATCAATAAGAGCATATCCAGAACCAGAAGTAGAACCTTCATAAGTTGCAAATACTCTTCTATCTTCAACAGAAACTGTAGTATCATTTATACCAAACTCTGCTGTAGTAACAGTTGTTTGAGTATCTGGTTTTACATCTTCAATTATAATTTTATTGTTTCCACCATGATGGGCATGATTTCTTTGCTTAATTCTGAAAACATTTCCAGTATAATTATTATCTACTAGAGAAGATGTACCATTTACATCTACACCAGAATCTGCAGTTGTAGTTGGACTATTAACTGGATCAGTATAATAATAAATGTCTTCAGTATTAGTAAAGTTTTCACCCTGAACATTGGTTAGATAGAGTGAATCAACAGAAGCAGTACGGCTTGTAACTGTGATTTTCGCTCCAGAACCACCTGCACCACCAGTACCGCCCATGTCTGCGGTTGTAATTCCTAGTGGTTCGTTACCAATGTATCCACTTCCTCCATTAGTAATATTAACTGATGAAATATTACCATCGAGGTTGGTGGTGATAGTTGCCTCAGCACCCTCACCTTTTCCTGTTAGAGAAAATAAACTAACACCTGTTGAAGTTGTAGATGGTTTATAATCAGTTCCACTACTTGCGATAGAAACTGATGCTGTACCTGTACTAATTGGAGCACCCATTTTCTCAACATAACCATTAATTCCAGCATTACCAGTTCCCTGAGTAACTTTAGTTCCTAGAGTCACGGCAGGATTTAGAGTACCACTAATAGGTAATTTTAGTTTTCTTGGATACGATTCAATTGGATTAGCATTCAATGTTTGTGCATTATCACCTTTTGGCGTAATGTCACTATTATAAAATTCAACAGCACCAGATGTTTTGAATTTTGCTTTATAAAGAGTAAATGTTAAATCCTGAAGTTGACTTGGAGTCCAAATTGTACCATTTTGAGACTTAAAGAGAGAACCACCAATGTACTGTTTAGTTACAACTACCTTACGAACATTGGGTAGTTGTGATGAGTTTACAGTCTTTTCACCCATTTTTGCTGTCCACATCTCATATCGATCAGATGCAGGTGACAAGATAACGATTGCATATTCAGTATCTGGTTCCAAATAAACCGGTGATTCAAATTTAACATTTGTTGCTACTGGTTTTGTTGGATCATTCGAAACATTAATTTGATTTGGATTTAGTGCAATTTGAGTGTAATCTTGAACTAAGAATGAAGTTGGTGTTCCAAGCTCCATAGTTCTAAGTTCAACAAAAACTTTTGCTTTAGGATCTTTACGAGCAAAATATAAATCGAAAGAAGTTAAGAATGCGCCTCTTTCATCAACAGTAAATGATTGTGCAAGAGGATCTCTATGTGCTGCTTTAACTTTGACATCAACATCAACTATACTCCTTTTTCTGCGTGGTTTGGGTGGATTTCTAACAGAAACTTTAGATGTTTCTTGTGTTAAAATAGTTCCACTACCACTATAAGTACCAATTGCTGATGAAGCATATCTAGTAGATCCAGGTACTGCTGTATTAGATGGTGGCAATGCAGTAATCTTTACAGTCTTTGTGCCAGATTTAACTCTGGTTTTTGGTGTTGGTGTTGAATTTGGATCTCTAATAAAGAAGGATCCAATAACGTCTCCCCAGTTGTCAGATATCAGTCTATCATCAGTAATTTCTGCTACAGCACCGGTTGTTTCTCCAGTAACTTTAAATCCTTTTTTAACAAAACCATAGAATTTTTGTCTTTGGGCAAGTTTATTAATAGCAATATTCATTAACGTTGAAGTTGGTGAATATCCTTTTCCTGGTGCAGGAGCCTTTTTATCGAAAGGATTAATCTCATATGTTTCAGCATATCTTGATGGCTCACCTAAACCTGCTGCAATTTCTGGACTATTTCTTGTGCCAGATTTATGGTTCGGTCTTTGAAGTGGCATATAACCAACTCTCTTACCGTTCTTATTGTGTACAATAATATTTTCATCATGACTAAAAGTTCCAGATTTCATTTGAATTTGAAATAGTTTTGGAACTATATCAACTTGCTGACTGTCAAGGTAGAAATAGTGTCTTTGATTTGGTCTCAGACCGTTTCCATAGAATGCAACATTTCTTGAACGCATCCAAGGATCTGCTTCACCCGATACTTTTACATCCTCTACATAATCAAATTCTCTAGAAGGTCCTCTAAGTTTTGGTTTGAATCTTGTAGTCGTTGTAATTTTTGTGGTAGTGATTGCTTTCTTAACTTTTTCACCTCTACCACCACCTTTGTCATATTTTTTAATTTCTGTCGTTCTATCAACATCTCTAGTAACCGTTGCCTCTTGTTTCCATTTGGCACCAGTAGATTCTGTTCTATGATCATTAACATAAATTGTCCTAACCCAATTATCAGAGGCTGGATTGAGAATAACACCTCCAACAAAAACTAAGACATTGAATGGATTCACATTTTCAGCTGTTGTTGCATGTGGTTGATTAATCCATTTCTTTTCTGTATACTTAAGTGTAATAAGATCACCAGTTTTTTGACATCCACTTCCAGATGGAAGTTCTAAATCTTGACTTAAATCTGCAGTATCTGGATCAATAGATGGATGTAATCTCAATTCTGCATCCATAGACCAAAGATCCATAGGTGCCACTAAAGTACCACTTGATTTTTGAAGATCTACAGTAGATAAACGTTGATTCATGATCGACTTATTTCTAAAGTCGCTAACAACAAATCCACTCTTGAATCTATTCAGACCACTTGCATCGGTAACATTTATTGACTTGGCAGACAATTCGAGCATAGTGAGACTTGTAACATCTTCAAGATTTTCAATCCTATCTTCAAGTTTGCCAATATCACGCATCGTGAATCGTCTATTGTCGCGAAGTATAACTCTAGGATCTCTTGTTGTGTTATAAAGATATGGTGGTAATAATACCTGAGCCAATTCCATTGAATCATCAGAAAGCACTGGTGCGTCTGGATCATCTGCAGGTACACCCTGAGTTACTTCGATCTCTCCTAATTTGTTGATTGTAACTAAATCAATTCTTGGAAGATAATATGTATATCCAACAGAAGAAGATTCGCCTGGAGAAATTACATACTTATAATTGTATTCAAACTCTCTATTTTCAAAAGCAAAAGGAGACTTGGTTTCATATCCAGTAACATCTGTCCAAGGTTTAACTCTTGGTCTAAAGTCAAGTAAATCACTAGCACGGAGACCATTCGGAGTGAATGGAATATCACTTGTAAATCTATCTGCAGTATATGAATTTACAGTGAAGATATCTCCACCATTTCCTGCACCAATATTATAATGATCAAATATAATTTTTAATTTACGATCTGGAGTTGGACTTCCTTCTCTTCTTTCAATTCTAGAATAATCACAGAATTGGTGTCCTTGAGCTCCAACAAGACGATAATTTGCGGTTATATCCAAGTAACTGCCAGGATTAACTTGTTGAATAACTGCTTCAACAGAAGAATCTTTAAATGTTACATCTTCACCAACAGTAAATGTATCATCATTTAATGGAACATAATCAACTGTTGTTGATGTCCTTGAAACAACTTGTCCAATAGCTCTACTCTCATTACCAAGTATTTTTTCACCAACAATAACACTTTGATCAAGTGACAATCCTGTTGAGAATGTTAATTTATCTAATACCGGTGCATCATTAGTTGTTGATTCATAAATTGCACGTACATTAATTACATCAGGAACATTTAATGAAATTTCCTCATCTTCAACTCTAGTTCCATAATAGCGACTAGTAGAAAGTCCAGTTGCTGTTGAAATACCAGAAGTTCTTACAACATCAAGTGTCGAAGATTTTACAAATTCTTTTGTTTTATTAGTAATTCCCTCTTTTTTAAGTGTTACATTAAATGTAACATTATTGGCATTTAGTAGAGTACTACCATTAGTAGTGGTTATACCTGTAAATTTAATTGTCTCTCCATTAGCACCTAAGGTAAAATTACTAGAATCAATTTTAACAGGTGATCCATTACTATTTGTAATACTATATCTCTCTTGATCGAAAGATTCAAAAAATGCTGTTACAATACCAGCACTAGTATCTAAGGCATCGGAGATAGCAATAGTTTTTTCACCACCAGTAACTGTTTGTCCTCTAATCTGCTTAGTAATAGTAAGATTTGCTGTTGATAAATCTACAGAAGCAATATTCTCAACAGGCATTGGAGCATAAAGTCCATTTTCACCATAACCAAGAACTCTTGGAACCATTAAAGAAAATGTATGCTGTCCAGTAACTCTTGTGTTACTACAAACATTAGTAACTGCAAAAGGTGCTTCTCCCAAATTAATAGTTTGTCCACCTGGATTAACACCAAGAACTACGTTGTATGTTGGATCTGTATTATTTGCAGTCTGATATTTTAAAATTGAACCTTTCTTGAGACCACCATTAACACCCTTGAAAAATCTACCAGCAACTCGTGCAGTACCAGCAGAAGCATCAACATCTAACAAATCCTTTGCACCAACATTTGCTAATGGTTGCTCATAAAGAACAGTATCAGCAACAAAGTCTGGAGCAGCACTAATTCCTGTTAATCCACTGAAATCTTGATAAACCGACTTAATATCAGATGTATCATAAACTTCAACTCTAGTAATCGAAGTTATAGTTTCATCTACTTCATTAATAATTACATCCTCACCTTTCAGGAAATTTCCTGAAGTTTGTGAAAGATATAACTTTTTCCCGTCTCTTTTACTAACATAACCTATAGCACCACTTGAGAGACCTCTAATTCTAGAACCATCTGGTGCTCTATCCTGTGTCTCAAAGTCTGAAACTCTCACCATTGTGTATGTTTGAATATCATACAGGTAAAGATCAAAACTAGTTTGTGCACCAGCGTATTTGTCATCGGTAAGTCCAAACCAATAAACTCTTGCCTGACCTATCTCTTCGCCATTACCTGAAGTTGTAGTTCCACTATTTTCCATCTCATCTCTTCTTTCATTATGAAGTTTGATGACATTTGCAGAGTTATTTGCACCACCAATATTAATATAAGGTGTTCCACTAACATTATTAACTCTGATAAGACTTCCCATATCAAATGGAATTCTTGCCTTAGTTGTGGGTTTTGTTGTTCTTGGTTTAGGTACATCGATAACAGTACTACCAACATGATCAATATCAAATCCCTTCACGTATGCGGTGCCTGCAGACACCCTGATGCCCATATTTTCTTCTTTAGGTACATTACCATCATCAGTTAATTCTTCTTCTGTGAAGAGACCTCCGTTGCCCATCTCATCATTAAGAAGATCTACAACATCAACAGTAAAATTATCTACAGCATAGTTACCAGATTCTTCAAAAGTTCTCTTCGCAAAATATTTTCTAATTTCACTATATTGCGAAGAATTTTGAATTTTTTTAATTGCACCTTCGTCAATTTTTACCAACTCTACGAAACTAGTATCTTCGTTATCGGTAAGTAATTTCTTTGTAAGTTTTAACCTAATTCTAAATCTATCTGCACCTGGTGCTGCAAAGTTTGTAAATCCTTTTGCATTATCATTTAATTCTGGTTCTTGATCAGAGTTTAAAATATCTTCAACAATATCAAATCCAACTCTATACGATGGTTCATTATCATATGGATCAAGAACAATCAGAGACTTTTGAACATCTACAAAAGTTCCTCTGATAAAATATACGCCAGAATCAACACCGACCGCATATCCAGTATTAACTGCATCAATATTGTTTAGAGTAAATACAGTATCTCCAGATACAATAGATGTATTTCCATAGGTAATATTGTCCTGAAGTATTAATACCTCTCCATCTTCAAAAGTAGTGCCTTCTTCGCCATCACCTTCAAGATATTTTACAAAAAGAGTAATTTCTTCAACACCCTCTTGAGGTGGAAGCAAATATCCACTAATTCTTGCCCTTATATCAGTATTTTGAGAAATTATTTCCGCACCTTTACCATCATTTGCAGAAACAATAGCATCAAGATAAAGAGATACATCAATGCCCAGATGATCTCTATTTACCTTAACAGTCGTAAACTCATTATCACAGGTAATTGCGCCAGGAATTACCATAGAACCTTCTTTGAAGGTATGACTACCAAAAGATTCTATTTGATTTTGAAGAATCGATTGAAGACCAGTAAGTTCTCTTGCCTGAACAGGGTACCCAGGCTTGAAAAGGACCTTGTAAAAATTATCATCCTTATTAAAATCGTCGAAATAAGGATTTACGTTTAAGTTCGTCTTTTGGGGCATTTTTTAGAATTCCAGTATAATTTTTAAGTCTTCTTTTTGTCTTGGGTTTCTAGCGATACTAGACCTGTTGTCAAGATAAATTATTTCTCCCGACCCTTTATTTATTTCAGGTACCGCAATCCCGTTTGTAAAATCAACACCAAGATTAATTAGTTTAGTTCCTGATGGATTTGTTGTAATTCCGGAAAATCCAGAATCAATACTTCCAGTAAAGTTAGAAACTTTACCAGTAATCGTTCCACCATTAGGATCGAAACTATATGATCTTCCATTAGTGGTGATGCCAGTATAATCTTGAGTATCTTGAGTAGTTTGATTTATGAATAAAGATCTATCAGTAAAATACTTAAGAACCTTTGTTTCATCATCCCAAGAAGCAACATATCCGCGTGCTTTTCCAACACTTAAAATTTGTATAATTTCTTCACCAACTTTTGGTTTACCAGATAATGAACTACCTTCAAGTTTCAAAGAATACAATCCAGTAAAAGTATTCTCAGTGTAGACATCACTTGTTCCAACTTTAGTTGGATTTTTTACAATAGAAACTTGAGCAAAACTAGTGTCTACGGGGAAATCTTTAGTGGAATCATCAAATCTTGCATAAACTAATACTCTATCAGTTCCAAGTTCTTTATATATATCAAATCCATGTCCCTTTGAAGGTGGAATAATAGGAACTAAGTTAGCACTAGTACCAGTTGTATTTGAATTAATCGGTCCAAGATCTACAAATGCATAACTATAATCTTTACCACCAGAAACTACAGTAGTATTTGTAATTTTTCCACCTTCAACATCAACTCTAACTTTACCTCCTGTTCCATCACCAATTAAATCAAATTCTTGTCCAAGACCGTTTGCATAATTTGCACCTTCAGCAGCAATGTAAACAGTTCTAATTTGATTGTCATTTAAACTAGAATCTGCAGATTCTCTAATCGATCTAATTTGAGTATTTGTCGAAGTAGACCAATCATTTGGCACAGTAATATATTCTGTAGAATCAAATTTGATAATGTCACTAGGAGTAATTGTATAAAGATATTTCCAAATGTAACCATCACCGCTATCACCTGCACGAGAAGGTTCTAAATCTGTGAAAGTTGGTTGATCAAGAGAGACATTTCCTTTTAAATTATTTCCATTAGATCCATTTTCAATACAAATGTAGACTCTATAGTCCTCATTCATTACATAATAATTTGCATCATACAATCTAGATGCATTAGTTATTGGTGCAGGATTGTTTACATCATAATCATGCCGATACATTTCGTATCTATTACCAGCAACCCAATTAATTTTTCTTACGATGCGTCTTACATTGGCTCCAGTAATTTTTTTGCCATATAAAACAACATCACCAGAATGAGCATTTGATGAAATGCTATCTGTAGGTGTTGGTGGGTTAGTATTCCAAGTAGTACTTCTCCCATATGCATTAATTGCTGGATTGGGAAGACCAACAGCAATATAATATGAGTTGTTTGCAGAATCAATAGAATCTACAAAATTACTGGCATTCAGAATTCTAAATTGATCAGTAACAATTGCGGGCATCGTTATCTTTTTTTATATATTTATAGGAGAATGTGATATTTAATTATTGAGCGTAGAATGGTAGATAATTATCTAATTCTAAAGAAACACCATTTTCGGGTGGTTTTCTAGATCTAACGGCACCACTCTTTTGTTCTCCAAAGTCACCTCTTCTTTGAATTGATGGGAAATTTGATAATTCAGTATCAACTGTAAGTCCAGTAACACCGATTCCAATTCCATTATTTCTAGTATCGAAGTTGTAAATTCTTCCGAAAGAAATTCTACCCAAATGTGTACAAATTCCAGATTGACTTGGGTTCCAAGCACCAGTAATAGCAATTCCAGTTACAGGACTATCTGTATGAATATTACAAATAATTTCACCATCTTCAAGAAGTCCAGTCTTAGAATGAACTTTATATATGTTATCTAAGAAAGTTGTACCAATACCAACAACTGAATTGTTATTGCTATCTACCGAAGTAACTCCTTGACCAACAGTAGTATCATAAATCATGACTGGATATCCTACCTGAAGATCATTCGTATCTGCAGCAACATTAAAACTTCCACCTAAAACTGCATAATCTTGTAATGCAGTAAAATTAAATTTTAAAGCCAATGGATGACCATTTGTTCCTGGACAGGTACTAATTCCAGTGATAATACCACTAAATCCCTGAACATTTAATACATTTGTAATTTCTTCAGTAAGTACTTTTGGAGATTCGATAATAGTAAAGGGTGGGTTTGTAGTTGTATATCCAAATCCAGGATTAGTTATTGTAACTGCAGAAACTTGACCATTTGTGATGGTAGCAGTAGCAGTTGCAGTAGTACCAACTCCAACTCCAATAGATTTAGGTGCAGAAAACTTAATATCCATGATCGAGCTTGTATAACCAGCACCAACATTTGTAACAGTAATTGCACTAACAGTTCCTGCAGCAGAAACAGTAGTTGTAAATTCTGCAGATGTTAATTCCTTATTGTCAGTAAAGAATGCATCAAAATCAAATGATGATGTCTTATTAACATCCAAAATTGTGTTATCATATACAAAGAACTGTGCATTATCGACAAATATTTCAGTATCTGATGGCGATACATCTCCAATTATTTTTGCAGTTGGGAAAATTTTAGGTTCATAGACATCTCTTGCTTTAGTGACAATGTTTCCCCTAACAAACATATCATTTTTTTGTTTAATCCAATCAATAGGTCTGAAATTATTCTCATCAATACCATTACCAGTATAAATTTCAGTTTCCACAGTATCAGAACCAGGCATTTCGGTAATTGTTCTACTATTTTCCTGTGCGGATGTAGAATAATTTGGATGTTTCCCTACAAATAAATCATCACCAACTTTAATGGTCGATACAACTTCAACAGAAACAGAATCAACATTTTCTTCACCAATATAGAAGAAAATATCAATTCTATCTTCTGGTTGTGGTGCTTCAGTAAAGATGAATGAAGTTCCTCCAGTAAATTGGTATGCATATCCTGGAGTTTGTAATACACCATTGACAAAAATAAGAAGTACAGAATTTAAATCAATATTTTGAGAAAGTGGATTTGCAGGATCTAATTCAAAACTTAAAAGTTCTCCTTTGTAATACAATGGGAATCTAGTTCTAGTTCCATTTTGATATCCACGAATACTATCAATGAAATCCATTTCACCGAAAGACCAAGAAGAGAATGTATCAGTGAATGTTTCTAGAACTTCAAGTTGGAAGTTTGAAATTGGTTGAGCAAGATCTTTTGCTGTTACAAGACCAACAACTTCCATAACATCTCCAGGTTTAAATCCATAACCAGTTCTAGTAATTTTGAAAGATTCGATGTCAAACAATGTAGATCCAATTCCAACTGTTCCTGCAGCACCAACAGTAAGATTCAATAAAAGATTTTTTCCAGTTTCGGTAGTTGCGCCAATACCAAGTCTTGATACACCAATGACTTCCATATTTTCATAATTTGGTTCGGGAATATCAAGAAATGGTTCGCTATATCCCGTACCAGGATTAGTGATATTAAACGCAAGTGTTCCACCAGCACCAACAATTGCTTCAACAGTTGCTCCACTTCCAGTACCACTGAGATCTGTTACAGCAACTGAGACAGGACTTCTATATCCAGAACCAATAGAAAGATCATAATATCTTGTAATTGTTCCATCCTTTTGATATAAATGTGTAATTGTTGAAGGACCAACATTAACAGTTAATTCTGTATCAGAAATAATATTGTAAATATCCAATGCATAATCATAATCTGGGAATATAGTTGTGGTAACACCAGCATGTACAGAATCGCAACTAAATTCAAGACCATCAAGTTTTACTCTATGATCATAATTTAAATTATGATTACTTGATGTTTCAATTCTAAGAAGACCACTTATCTTGTCATAAGATGCTGTGGAGATTGAAACAGCATCAGCAGGTCTATACGTATTGACGCCAACAATGTTTGTAATTTCACCACTGTTATTTTTCTCTACTAAGACAGATGCTCCATATAATGGTGCATATCCAAGACCAGGAGTAGAACCATATGATACTATCAGACCACCTCTAGGAACTTGATTTTGATTAATATCAAATTCTGATTCAATTTTAGTTCCATCAACTGAAGTGATGCCAGTATAAACAACACTGGTAATACCTGCATTAATATCTCTAATAATGTCATAATTATTACCAGTGTTGTTTTCTGTTGATGGTGTTTGGAATACTCCATTGATAAACAGAATTCCATTTCCAGGAGAAATTCCTGTAGTATCTGCACCACCAACTTTTAAAGTGTATGTCCTACCAATACCTGTAAATTCATTTGAAATATCATCAAATACCATATTTTCATCATAATTTTGTCTCAGGAATGTTCTACCAGAGAATTCTGCTCTTACATATGGAAGATTTTGCTCATTTCTTCTTGCGCGAGTATTTCCTTTTGGAGGATCCGTAAAGAAAATTTCATTTTTAACAATATTGAATGAACCTCTATAAAGTTGAACATTTGCCCCATTAAGATGAGTTGTAGAGGCACTACCAACAAAACCTCTTGTGACAGAAACTGTATTAAAAGTTGCACCAATACCAGATTGAATTACACCTGTAATAGGACCAAGAATTTCCCCATTGACGTTACTTGAAAAACCAACACTTTCAATCTTCATATACTCATCATCAATACGAAGAATATCTCTTGGTTGAAGTGATGAGATTCCACTTATATTAAATGTACTAATTCCTGCAGAAATACCTCCAGAGAAATAATGACCATTATTTTCAAGAATGTAATTAATTGGTGTAAATGTAATCGGTTTTTGTACAATTCCATCAATACCAATAACTGTCTTAGAAAGTTTTTTGGTAAATTCTAATTCATGTGCATTACCTAATCCTGCACTAGTGAACGTTATAGCAATTCCCGCCCTCGCATATTCTTCCCTAGATGCAAGTTGGAATGTATCTGGAGTGATTGCAATAGCATAAACTTTTTCTGGAAGCACTGTGGTAACAATACCCGCATAGTTTGCTGTTGCACCAATACCCATTCCAGTCTGCCCAATACCAGTAAAAGTTGATCTTGGAATATAAGTCAGATCTTCACCAGTGTTAAAGAAGTGATTTGGATATGTAAATATTCCAGTTGCGTAATCAATTTTTGTAGTATCTGCTGGATCAAATGACTTATTGTAAATTGGATTGCCTTGATAAGTGAGTGGGAAATTAACCCTATTTGCTCTCAATCCATTGATACCATCAAAGGCACTAAGATAGAGATAATGGTTTGTTGGACCATACTTCAATGGTAATGCCTGGTTATCAAAGTCCATCTGTCGGTAAAAGACCTCATTGAATGCCTGAGCAGTCAAATCTCCACCACCATAATATCGTGTATCTGGATAGAAGTTCAGGAAGAAATTATTACCACTTATCTCTGAACCAAATGTACCAAGACCAACAGTCTCATTTACTTGAGAGAATAGTCCAGGAATTACAGTAACTTCTTTATCTACAAAGTTTGCTAAAGTATAAACTTGATGTACTGCTGATGTTTCTCCTACAGAAACACGAACAATAGATGTTGCGGAAGAATTTAAATCAAAGTCAAAGGTTCCAACTCTAACAACATCTGTACCATAACCGACAGTGCTCTCAAAAATACCACTTCTTTCAGTTCCTGCTGGTTGATTATTAAGTAGGAATCTATATGTTCCAATACCTGAAGAAGTGGTGCCAAATCCAACAATATTGGCACGAACAGTTAATGAATTTGTTGATGATATTCCAGAATTGATTGCTCTAAAGGACACAATTCCAGCAGTAGAATCGTATGTGGCAGTTACAATTCCTATTTGAGATGCACTATAGGAAAGAGTATTCGTGTCAAAATAATATTCACTGATGTGAGTATTAGTTCCATCAAAATCTAATGTTGCTTCAACAACATTCGTGTTACCAAACAAATCTGAAATTTCAATATTAGCAAAAGCACCATTGAAATCGGATACATTAAATTCTTTAAATGTCTTGATGCTAGAAGCAGTTCCTACACTAGTAATTCCTGCAACAAAAGATCCTGTAAGATCAATAGATCCAAAACTTTCGATTCCAATACCAGACTGACCAGATGGAAGACCTTGATACAAGTATGTCTTTTTGAGAATTTTAATATCATGATCTCTATCAAATGGATCTGTTGGTACAAATCTTAAAGATCTTCTTCCAGCAGAATCAATATTTGCTTCAAAATTTCCAAGTTTAATATTACTATAAGCAGTATGCTTTTCAAATAAGAAAACATCAAGAGATGTAGATTGGTATAATAATTCGCTAAGTTGAATATCACCAGTGTCTGGATCTTGAATCTGAACCAAATATCTTACATGATTATCAAGAAAATCTATTACATCTATCTCTACAAATCTATCCTTAAATCCTCTACTGGAGAATTTATCAGAAATATCATCATGAATTAAAACTCTATTTGTTTTACACTCAATATAGTCATTCAGTTTTCTATTTTGAATCCTTAGAGTATTTGATTGTTGTAAGTTTGAATTTAAAGGATTTAATCTTGGATTATCATCAAGTGCATTATCAAAATTATTGATGATATCTACTCTTCTTTCACCAACAACATCCAAAATAACAATTGCAGTTGTTGTGCCACCCAAACTTACTATGCTAGAACCAGTTGATTGAATTCCAACATCGGCAAAGTTCTTAAGACCTGCTGGATGGATAAGACTATTTACAGGATTACTTTGTTCTGCCCAAGTAATTGGACTTTTAATAGAATATGAAAGGTTTTGATAATAGTCATTATCTGGAATTGTCTGATAGTCCTCACTAAGTTTTCCAATATTATCATTCCAACCAACATTCAATTTTGAAGAATAATCAATTTTAAATCTTGCTCGTTTAGTATCAACAGATATAACTTTTGCAATTACACCACTAATAAACCCTTTAATAAGATCATTCTTTTTAAGTTTATACCTACCCCCAACTTTTATATAATCGTCTCTTACAAGAGAAACAGAAAGATCTCTTTCTTCCCATTTTGGCGATTGTCCAAATGCAACAGGTTGACTTACATAAAGATTTTCATTTTTTGCAAAAACTCCACGTTCTTGAATTACATCAATTTCGGGATAATTCTTTGAATTAATAATAGTTGCAAATCCATTTTGATATGTTTTAGCAATACCTGCATTAGTGGTTAAACCAACACCATTCTCATCTAATATCTTAAATACAAGTGTTGCTGGACTTGTATTAGCATAATCAGTAACTTCAAAAAATCTATAATCATAATTCGCAGAATTATATCCATCTCCAACTCCAGGTATTGCTTGTTCAACACCTTCAATGAAAACTTTATCTCCAACAGCAAATGGTGCTATATTAAAACCAAGAGTTGGTGTTTCTAATGTGCAAGTTGCAACTCCACTTGTTGCAGACACCATTGATACAATACCAACACCATTAGAGTTATCAACACAAATAATTTTATGTGGTTCTGATTCTAAACCAAATATTGGAGCAATTTGCTCAATTTCAGAAATTGCTCCAAAAGGTGCTTTTGCAACTAATGAAGTAGAATCGACAATTGCTTTTCTAGTCTCATTCCAAAGTAAAACATTTGGACTATTAAGATATCTTGCTCCAGCATTTTTGATATTTACTTCTTTAAAAACATCTAGATTATCAATAGAGACAATTGGTGGAACACTAGCTTCTGGTCTAAGAGTTTTATCTGAAGGATAATCATACCCAACGTCTTTCAATCTAAGAGTTTTTATCCTTCCAATAGAAGTTGATACACCTTGAATGTTTGCATTAACACCATCAACAGAAGTTATACTTTCAACTTTAGGAAGTGTATCAAAATTAAATCCTTCAGAAATAATTTTTACCTTTGCAATAGATCCATTCAATGCAGTTTCTGATTGAGTATTGTATGATAAAACATCACACTGTGATGAATTATAATTCAATACACTTGGATATCTATAAGGAGAAATTTTAAAGGTAGTACTCGTGACACCTGCAATCCCATAAACTTTATAACTTCCATTGTACTCACTATCAATATAATTAATTTTGGAATAATTTACTACATTAGTATCAGCAGTACTAATATAACCACCTTTCTCAAAAGTATAATAAAGTTCTGATGGTACATTTTCAGAATAATTAATAGTCAAAGATGCATTACCTGTACCTCCATCACCAGTATTGGAAACATTAAATTCTCTACTATCACTAGAAGTTACATATTCATTAATAAATTCTTTCTCTCTGTAAATTTTTAATTTATATCCTTTAAGAGACTCATCATTTAAAAGGAATTTTAGATTTCCATTTCTAACAACATTAATTTGTGGATTTATTAATCCGATAGTATGAATACCAATACCAGTATCAATTATATTAACTTCATTTCTAGTGTTTACATTTGTATCATATAAAGTTTCTGCCAACTTAAATTCATTATCAGAAACTTTAATAGTATAATAAGAACCTACTGCAAGACCTGAAGCAACATTATTTGCTTCAAGAAATACTTTATCTCCAGTTTTAAATCCATGATTGGTATATGATAATGTATTAGTATTTGTGTTAATTCCTGTAGTAGGAATACCCAAAGGATTTACAATAATTTTATGATCATGATAATTGATTTTAATATTAAGTGCAGCAGTAGTTCCCAATCCAACTATAGTATTTGGATTAACTGTTAACTTAATACTATCACCATTTTGTAGTCCATGTGTAGCAGAAGTACCGACAAGGGTTACAATTCTAGAAACGTCTCCGGTAACTTGTTTTTTCTGAGTTTCAAGCAAAAATTCATGATGGTCACTACCAGCAAGTTTGAAAAATACTCCATCAGATGCTGTAATGTCCGAAAGTTGAGTCACAAGACCGATATGATCTGGTCCTTTTTTAATAACATAAACTTCAGATTCTCTTGTTACTGCATCTGGTAAAAAGAAGTTTGTAGATCCTGCTTCTGCCGATACAGTTATTGGAGTTGCGTAAGATGGAACATGGAAACGAAGTTTTTGTCCAGATTTAAATGGATGATTTGGAAGATAGATTGTACGAGTTGGAACATTTACAGATACAAAAGTTCCATCTGGACGTTCAATTGCATTGAGAGATATAGAAGCACCTTGAGTGGTTCCAATTCCAACTTGCTTTAATGCATTGAAATATACAATATCATTCCTTTCAGATGTAAACTTATCTGTAACTACAGGTAAAGTAATTCTATCATTGTGAAGATTTAAAGTACTCCCAATAGAGTGTGCAGCTCCAGGACCTGTATTAAATCTCTTAACTTTTAAGATACCATTACCATAATCATTAAGAACCCTTACAGTTTCTTCACCATCAGAAGATACAATAGTTATTGAGTTACCTACGTTTAGATTTTTAAATTTATTAGAAATATATATTGTTTCAGTTAATGGACCTTGACCTGCACTATATGCGGTCATAGTAGACGCAAGAGCCACAGATTCTGAAGTAAATCCTACTTTCTTTGATCCCTCTAATCTTGCAATAGATGTTGAAAGTCCACTAACAAGAACAGCATTTTCATCAAATAAATCATACCCACCATTACGATAGTATGCAGATACTTGACTTTCATTATCCCAGACAAAAACTGAGTTTGGATAATTTTCTAATGTGGTGCTCAAAGAAGTAACATCTACTCCTTTCAATTCTGTTACTTCTCCTCTTACTTCAGAAACATCAAGCCCATCAGAATTAAAGTTTACACGATCACCAATCCTATATCCTTTACCTCCAGAAATAATTTTAACTTCGGGAACAGATCCCTTAGTTACTGCTTCAACAATACCAGGTTGATCAATAGTTTCATAAGATTCATTAAAGAAATCATATTCTATTGATGGCTCATTTACATTATATGGAAAAGTATTTCTCACTAAATCACTTGAGTTGAAATCAAATGTTTGATCTAAAACTTTATTTTCATTGATAAAGTTTGATTTAAGTGTATTTCCTACAAAGTACGGATATTCTGGAACAAAATCATTAATTGATTGAACATTTTTTACACTAGCAAAGTATGCATAAGTTCCATTTGGAAATTCAGGAGTTTTGCAAAATCTTCCATTATGTTTATCAAGATCTCCAGAATTATTATAAACATAATCTTCGATAAAGAAACCTGCTTCAAATTGTGGTCTATCTATGACGCTACTAGTGCTAATCTCATAACTAGACTGAATTCTTTTAATCGCAGACCCTGCAGTATCCGCATCAGTATATGCAAAAGGTCCATAAATTGGATTTCCATCATATGCCCAACCAATAATTGGTGAGTGACTACCATCTAAAGATTCTAAATTACCTGCAAGATCTTCAGAATATCCATAAATTCCATAATTAAGATATTCATTTTCTTTATTATTACTCAGACTTGCAAAAATTTGATTGGTTTGATTGTTTAGTGAAATCTTTCCAAATCTAAATGCATCGTTAATTGTAAGATCTCTAACTCTAGTATCAAATATTGCACCAGAACCTCTTGGATCTATAAAAATAGATGTTGAATTTGGATTATATCCAATACCTGTGTTAAGTACAATAACATTATCAATCTTACCATCTTTTACTACAGGGCGTAATAATGCTCCAACTCCACCCGATGGATCTTCAATAGTAATATTTGGTATGGAAGTATATCCAGTTCCCTTATTAAGTATTTGGACATCTTCAATTCTACCATTAACAATAATTGGATTTACCTGAGCATTTTTGCCCTTAGAGATGGAAACAAGAGGTTTTTTATGAACATTAAATGTTGTTGATCCATATCCTGCACCATTTTCATACAGATAGGCATCATGTATTGGTCCAGTTATAACAGGAGTAAAAGTAAATGTACCTAATCCAATATAAGTTGCTTCAACTTTAATTTCTGGATCTTTGAATATTTGATATCCAGTGCCTTTAGAATTTAATTTTGTTATTTTAGATTTTGTTAGATCTGTTGTAATTGATCCGCCGACACCAACATTAATAAGACTAAAAGAATCATCAGATACTTTTACAATAGAATATTGATTTGTGGTAGATAGTCCTTCAATTACTGTTCCAGTGGTTTCATAGTTTACAATCTCACCTGTTTCAAAACCATGATTTTTAAAGTTAATTGTATCAAAAGAAGTGGAAATACCAGATGCCTTTACCCTAAGTTTTCTGTTGGAATATCCAGAACCAGGATTTAAAACTCTAATAGATCTTAAATTATTTTTAGATTGCGTTCTAAATTTGTGAATACCAGGAGCAGCGGTTGCTTCTGCAAGACCAATAGTATTAATTCCTAATCTAGTTACATTATTATTTAAATCTACTTCTGGAGCATCTGCTTTTGTTTTATAAAGTTGAATTGTTGATGTATTAATAAATCCTACAATATATTCATCTCCACTTTGAAGTGTGCTAGTTTGAGTATTAGTTGCATCCCCAGCAACACCAATTGCAAGTGGATCATTTCCATTTTGATTGTAAATGATTACATCACCAGTTTTTAATCCATGTGGTCTATCAAATGTAATAGTTTCTGCATCAATATCAATTCCACCACCGAGAGCAAGTCTTCTACTATCAAACTTCATCTCACGGAATCTGGATCCAACAACTGGTTCCAATTCACATCCAGAACCATTACCACCAGTTAAACTGATGGAAGTAACACTTTTAACATCAAACTCTTGTGGATCTACATAAACATCTTTAACAGAACCTTTAATATAAGGTTGTACTTTTGCAGTTTCTCCTACTCCTGCACTGATTGTAATTTCTGGAGGACTAAGAACATCATAATCTTTACCACCATTTAATACATCAAAAGATGATAGTGGACCATAGTAAACTTTATTTTGAGAATTTGGACTTACTATTTCAACACCATCAATTAAAATACCAATAGAACCATCAATTCTTTTATCTGGATTGATATCATTATTAGATGGTTTTAATGGAAATTTTCTTAAAATTCTATTATCAGCAATTTTTCTATTGCTATGTCTCTTAAGTGTAAATGTATGCGTGCCAGCAACTGTATTTGGTCCAATTCTTCTGTGTTCACCACTTTCAAGAAGTTCTTTAGAAAGATAAAGTTTAATTTTTCTTTCAGATACTAATACAACATAATATGTTTCACCAGATTCTAATCCAGAGTATGGATTATCTGATGTATAGACTATCTGATCACCATCACTAAAAGAAATTGGATTTGAAAATTCAACTGAATCATACGCCCTATAAAATGAATCAAAGTCTGAAAGTGAACTACCAGGAGATGTTTCTACAGTAGTTTCTTCAACAATATTTTCTACAATTTCATATCCAGGCAATGAGTTAGATGCAACATACCCATATGTTCCATCATTATCAGTATACACATTTAAGACGTTTGAAACTTGCTTATCATTACCATATAAAAGATCTGCACCAGAACTAGATGCTTTTACAATTTTTCTTCTAATACTATATGATCTTGTTGGATCTGGTACAAATCCTGAAGTATTTGTTAAAGTAACAATTTTATTTGCAGGATCAATGGATGATACTGTTGCAAATGATCCAGAGGGTGTAGATGGATAGACAACCGTCCCGATACCAATTGTACCTGCAACAATTTCTACAAAATCTCCAACTTTTAATGATGCCTCATTAATAACAGAATCAAATCCTAAAGAAAATGTAGATCCATTTACTGATTCTGCAATATAGCGAGTGCTAGTATTGTAAATCCATGAATTTGCAAATACTTCTTTGAAAGTCTGATCACCTTCAGGATTTGGAATTATCTCCCCCAAATTTCTTACACCAATTTCCTCCCCATCTTCCATAAGAGGAATATCTTCAAGAGGTTCAAATTCGGAAAGTACGCCAGTTACACGTAAATATACTTTTTTAGTAATATCACCATCTTCATATCCAAAAACACTTTCATCAGATCTAATTAATTGTCCAAGTTTTATATTGACACCAATTCCACTATCTCTACCTGCACCAACACAACCATAAAATTGATTAATACTCTTAGAAGTATATGTGATAACAGTATTTGAATTTACTATTCTTACTGGATTGGATGATGAAGTAACAAAATTTACAGACTCAGTATTTGTAACAAGAGTTCCAGTTTGACCAAATCCAATTGTAGAATCTACTGTAATAATAGAATCATCTGGATTTACATCTTCAATAACTCTAGAGGCACCAGGAATAGAGAATAGTCCTCGAATATGCTGCCTATCATCATTTCCTACAAAAATACCTAATCTGTAAAATGTTTCACCGTTTCTTGTAAATATTTCAACCTCAGATATTGATGCACTTACATTTGTATCACCAGTTTTAAAAATAGTCTGACCTTTTAGTTTAAAAGGATCACCATATTCATAAAGACCAGTTGTTTCATTTAAAAATGGTAAATTTTTAACGACAAAAATTTCTCTTCGAATATATTCTGCAGAAGAAGGTTTTACAAGTCTCTGTTCAAGATCTATAACCTCCGCATTGGCACCGTAGAGGACCTTGAAGAGTATTCTAATAGACTCTTCGATACCTTTTGCCTGATAGAAGTTTCTGGCGTTTTTAATGAAGTTTCCAACGTCCAGATCATCTACAAATTTAAGGTCTTCAAATCCAGGAGTAAAAGTTGCTTTTAATTTTTTATAAAATTCTTGAAGAAATAGAACACTTAAGTTTGTTACAGTCTCACTAGTTTCATGAGTAGATGCTTCTGTCTCAGAGAATAAAAGAGTTTCTCTATTAGTGAAGTTAATGGTATCAGAAATATTTTTAGTGTATCCAGTGACACCACTAAAACCACGTATACACCCAGTAAATGATGTATCAGTTTTTCCAGTATATGTAATAATTTCATCGTTGATCTTTAAAAGACCATAATCATCCGGAAATCCTTTTGTTGATTCAACACTAATGGTTGTTGCAGAAGCATCAATATCCGAAGAGAGAGTTGTAGATCCAACAATAACCTCTGGAACAAGATTATCAACCTTAATATAACGATCAAGGTTGTCCACCAGGTCAATATTACCTCCCTGATATTCCTGAGAGATATAATATTGTTTAAAAAAGTCTACCGATTTTGGAAAATCGGCAACTAAAAATTCTGGAAGTTGGCTCTCAATAATCTTATTGAGTTGCACTCTCTTCTCAAAATTCGACATATTTTATTTCCTCTCTAATGATCCGTTTGAATAACTTGATGTATAGAAATCTCTTGTGAATGTAACGCCCGAAATGTCTTCACCAGATGCAATAACATCTTTAACCATATTTATCTGACTACTGGAAATGTCTAAACTAAGATAAAGATCTTTAAGTCCAACAACATCATTAGAGTCTGGATATGCTTGAATTTCAATTATATCATTTGGTCTAGATGTTGAAGTAATGTTTATTGTATTGAGAAGAATTTCTCCCTTTACATAATCAACAGTTCCTGCTTCTTTAGCAACAACAATTCTATTTCCTTCACTATCAACTTTAACCAATGAAAGTACACCTGTTGTTGCAACAAATGATGTAGTAGTGTTTGGAGTGTCAACAATAAATACATCTTCAGTTTCACCTGCTACTTTGAACTTAGTGGATTTAATATTAAATCCATTTGGTTTTGCATTAAATCTATTACCAAAACACAGTTCATATTGAGCGAATTGATTTGTTAATGCCTGCAAATCTCTTCTAATAATAATCTTAGTGATATTAGACGTAATTGCATTGTCAACTCTATCAATTAATTGGAGAACTTTACTATATTTGAAACGTCCACCAAAACGATTCATATCTACATTCTTAGAATATGTTGTCAATGCATCTAAAATATTAGTTTTAAGATCATCAGCATTTGACGCTTTAGTTGTGTCATAATAAACTGTTGAATCAAGTTCAACATAAAGAATTTTTAGATCAACAATTTTTTGATTAATACCAGCAATAGAATATTGCTTTAATCTATTGAGAATATTTTGCTTATCAAAATCTGAAACATACGTTCCATTCTTTGGTTTGATGCTAATTTGAACACTACCAAACTTAGGTGGAGATAATTCTTCACCACCAACAACTGCTACAGATTCTGTATTGGGATATATCTCTGAAATAATCGCTTCGTAGTCCCTTGCAGTGACTGCTCTATACTGTGCTGAGTATAAACGAGGTGCAAAGTACTTAATTGAAGATACGTCTTCAATTTCGCCACCATTTTGTGCTTTTTGAACCGTATTTACTGTTACTGATCCAGTTGGAACGACTGGAACACCAGATTCATTGACAAAAGTACCTTGAAAATCAAATTTTGATGGTCCATTTCCATTTTCACCATCAGTTACAAGGTATCTTACTGTAACTATTTCACCATTTTCCAACTTTTTACCAAAATATCCATCACCAAACAGCAATTCATACTTTTCATCTTGAACTTCTTGAACTAAGAACACCTCAGAGTTCTTATTCAAGTTTAAAATGTTATCAATTAACTTAAATTCGCGTCCTAAACCAGTACCACCATTAGGTTTTACATAACATCTAATGGTAGACGTATCAATACTTGGATTATCGAGTATAAATCTCTGATCTCGTGAAGTATTTACTAAAAATTGCCTTGATAATAATGAACCTTGATAGATTTCTTTTGGAATATCTTTCGTTCCAAATGATGCAACCCCGTTTTTTACAATTGCAGTAACATCTTCTGGAAGAGAGAAGCGATATGATGAGTTATCAGTCACTCCAATACATGTCAGACCTGCCTGAAGAGTTAAAACACTAAGAGATGGATCAACTGGCACATCAAAGTACACACTTGCCTTAGCGGCGGTTCTAGAACGTGGTACATAACCAATATTTCTTGCCAAAGAAACCACGTTTTCACGAACTGTAGCACCATCCAAGAAGGATTCATTGACTACAAGGTTCGCATTGAACGCATTAATGTAAGTATTATACGCTAAGGTGTCGATTAGTACTGAAAAATTAGATCCTTCAAAGTCAAAATCCGTGAAATTTGAATTTGCACGGAGATAATCTTTGATTTGAGTCTTGATTTGATCAAAATCGAGATTTGTAAATTGAGTAAAAGGCATATTTTATCGGGTTGCCTCTAAAATGAACGAGAACTCTTGAGGTGGTAAATCTAATCCAACAACATCAAAGTAGACATTCACATCAAAACTGTTATTATCGGGTCTAATGTTAACTTCTACGAAGACATTTTCAACACGAGGTTCATAAAATCGAATTGTTTCAATGATTTGGTCTTCAATAACCTTTGATGTAGCAACATCAACAAGTTCAAATAGACTTGCTCTAACATCAGATCCCAAATCAGAGTTAAAAAATCGCTCTGTTGGGATTGTTTCTACTAAATTACGTACAGATCTGATGATTGCACGCTCATTAATAAGTACAGGAAGGTCCTTCGTCACAGGATGTGGATCAAATGAGAAACTTATATCCTTAAATGCTCTAGAAGTCCTGGAAGGAGGCATTGATGTGGTAGATTTTTCTGAATTTATTTATACCTTCACTCTCGATTTTGCTCTTCTTCAGTCAATTCTTCTACATTATCATTGGTTTTATGTGGTTTAGTCCAATAGTCAGTAATTAATCTTTTAGTTCCATATGTTTGGTACATATAATCTGCGTCTCTATCTACGGGTGAATTTCCCATATTGCTCCTGATTGGGTGAATCAGAACTTTTTAAGGGGTTTCTATCCCTCATCAGTATTTATTTTGTCCTCTTCTGCTCTTTCCTTTCAAAATAAAAAGCACGTCCAGGTATCGACTTAACCGATACCCAAACGCCCTTTACAAATTCACCATGTCCAAATTGATGGTCGGTGAGGTATTCTTTACGTACCCATACTTCCACTGAAGGAAGATTGGCAATCAAGCACGCCATTCATTTCGTTATATCTTTTCTTATTTACCTTGTCCGCGATAGCACTTTTTAGCATTATTGCGAGAAGACGCGGCGTATTTTGTATTCTTGCCTTGTCCTTGGCGAGTTTTCTTCGGTTGTGACTCGATCATTTTCTCACCAGAAAGACCGATCTTAGAACGTGCCATTAAATTAATCCTCTGTAGTAATTTTAGTTTCAATCTCCGAAGGATTCGGAGACCCAGAAGAGTAGAAGTCCTCTGCCAGGTCCATCATTTTATCAAGATATTCATCTTGGGTCAAGCCTTCAGCAAGCACTTGACCCTTATGGAGAATTGTATAAATCTCCTGAGCCATATCAGATAACGCGAGTTTTTTCGTGACCGACGCGAATGCGAGGATCACACCAAATCTCAAATCCTGCCTCTTTTGCATCCAGACAGAAACTTACATCCTCTCCACACATGTCCTG